TTTTTTAGATACGCTACAAACGACATACTTTTTGTAGTTTCAGGTTCGGGTGTAATTTCAGGTGCGACACTACAAGTTTTAAAACACTTGTCTGAGAAAAAGATAAGTGTGCTTTATATTAAACCAGATTTAGAGTTTCTTGGTAAGGTCAATGTTTATCAAGAACGCCTCGTTCGCAGTGTACTTCAAGAATATGCTCGCTCAAGAATGATTGATAGGCTTTATCTTGTTGATAATAAACAAGTTGAGACAATTCTTGGCGATATACCAATTATTGGATACTATGATAAATTGAACGATTTGATAGTTTCAACAATTCATATGCTAAATGTTTATAATCACCAAGAACCAGTTCACTTAACACCTTTTGCGCCACAAGATACAACAGCAATCAGCACCTTTGGAATTGCCGATCTTGAAAAAGGTGAAGAAAAGTTATTCTTTTTACTTGACAGCATAAAAGAAAAGTGTTATTATTATGCTATAAACTCTGAAACACTCCAAACAGATGGGAAACTACTCCGTCGTTTGACCGAGAACATAAACAAAAATATTGAAAAAGATGTTAGGGCAGCATTTCAAATTCACTCTACTTCTTATGAACAAAATTATGGCTATTTGGTCGCAAATACCGATCAAACAAAAAACTAAAGGAACTATAAAATATGGAAAGAGTCCTAAATTTTATTAAGGCACACTGGAAGCGTGGATTAACCCTGCTCGCTTTATCTGTTATTAGTACGCTCGCAGTACTTAAAATTAACAACAACGCCATCGAAGTCGGAAAACAAATTGGTCGGTGCGAAATGGTATGCTCTTTTTACGGAGCAGATTTTACGGGCTTTGACAAAGACACAGCCTGTCAATGTAAAACCGAGAATGGCTTGCTTTTTGCTATTCCAGTAGATCCAAATTATTTTAAATAAAAGCTTGACAATACTTTCAGTCTATGTTATATTACATATACTACATTTTAGCAAGATGAGAGATTTATCATCTTGACTATAGGCAATTGCCACAAACAACAAAACAAGGAAAATATAATGTCTATTAATATTGATAAAATGAAGCAACGCAAGTCTGCGCTTCAAAATAACGGAGGATCTCGCGATACTTTCTGGCGTCCCGTCGATGGGGAACAAACAATTCGTATTGTTCCAACAGCGGACGGCGACCCCTTTAAGGATTACTGGTTCCACTACAATGTAGGTAACAACCCCGGATTTCTCAGCCCAAAGAAAAACTTTGGCGAAGAAGACCCGCTAAACGACTTTGTTCGGAAGCTTTTAACGAGGGCACCGAAGACAGTATCAAGATGGCGAAAAACCTTATGGCTCGCCAGCGTTTCTTCTCTCCCGTTCTTGTACGAGGTGAAGAAGATAAGGGTGTTCGCATTTGGGGATATGGAAAGATGGTATATGAGCAATTGCTCAACCTCGTTCTTAATCCTGAATATGGCGATATTACCGATACGGAATCAGGAACAGATCTTGTCCTCCATTATGGTAAACCCCAGGGTGCCAGCTTCCCTCAAACGAAGTTGACTCCCCGTCGTCGTTCCTCTGCTCTCTGTGATGAGGCAGTTGGAGGCGATGATCGCTGCGCGGAATTGCTTGAAAGCATTCCTGAATTTGATACGCTCTTTGATCGTAAAACCCCAGAAGACGTAGGCGCAATGTTAGATGCTTACCTTCTTGGTGAAGAAAGCACCGGAGAGGAGACTGGGACTACAACCCCTCCTCCTTCTACTGACGCAGTTTCCTCTGTTGACGCTGCTTTCAACGACCTCATGGGAGCGTAATTCCGCGCCCACAGGGAGGCACAGGGTTATCAGGTGCCTCACACCCTTATTTTTGGAGAGTAAATGAGAATGGCAAGAGTTAAAAACACTAAAGCAGGCAAATTAAGTCTGACTGATATGCGGGCTCTTATTAATAAAAGGGCAGGCATTAATGTTGCTCATAACCTAACGGAAGAAAACCCTACTGAAGTTAAAACTTGGATTCCAACTGGATCTCGCTGGCTGGACTCTATTATCTCCCGAGGTAAACTCTCTGGCGTTCCTGTTGGTAAAATTGTAGAGATTGCCGGTCTTGAATCAACGGGTAAATCTTATATGGCTGCCCAGATTGCTGCCAATGCTCAAAAAATGGGCATTGATGTTATTTATTTTGATTCTGAATCGGCTATTGATCCCGTATTTCTTGAAAAAACTGGATGTGACTTAAATAGTCTTCTTTATGTTCAGGCAGCCTCAGTTGAGTTTGTTTTAGAAACTATTGAGGATCTGTTAATTAATAATGACAACCGAATGTTATTTATTTGGGATTCACTGGCTTTAACTCCTGCTATCTCTGATATTGAAGGAGATTTCAATCCTCAGTCCTCTATGGCAGTTAAGGCTCGTATCCTCGCCAAGGGTATGTCTAAGTTAACCGTTCCTATCGCCAACTCTCAGTCTACATTTTTAGTTTTGAACCAGTTGAAATCAAATATCACTCGTTCGCCTTCTGAAGCTATGACCACCCCTTATGTCACTCCAGGCGGAAAGGCTATGATTTATGCTTACTCGCTTCGCATCTGGTTGACCGGACGAAAAGCAAAGGCATCTTTTGTCACAGATGAAAGCGGCTTTAGAATTGGGTCGGAAGTAAAAGTTAAACTTGAAAAGTCACGATTTGGAACACAAGGTCGCCAGTGTAATTTTAAGATTCTTTGGGGAACTGAAGAGATCGGCATTCAGGACGACGAAAGCCTGTTTGATGCAATTGCGAGTTCGCCAAATCTTGTTCGCACAGGCGCTTGGTACACACTTCTGGACGATTCTGGAAATGCCCTTGGAGCTAAGTTCCAAGCAACTAGGTGGACTGAACGATTACAAGAAAAAGACTTTCGGGCAAGAGTTCATGAGATTATGGACGAGGAAGTAATTCACAAGTTTGATAAGCGAATTGGAGAAGCAAGCGATTTTTATGAAGAGGTAAGTGAATAATACAATTAATTATTCGTCTAATAAAGAAGGAAAAAACAATGAACAAGATTATTACAGCAGCACTCTTTGGTGCGTTTTTAACAAGTTGTGTCGCACATGCACACACTCCAACCCCGCATGCTTCGGCACATGTCCAAGTAACGGTTAAAGCTTGGGTATGGACACCGGGGCACTATCGAGCTAACGGAGCTTGGATCCATGGAAGTTGGAATATCGCTATTATAGATCGCCATCTTTTATCACGAAGTCCGCGATATCACGTTAGGTGGGTTAAGGGTAGGAAGAAGCCCGCAGCAGCGCAAAAGCACCCTCAACTTAAACGCCACCGCAAGCATAATCGCCGCCACCGCCAACATCGTCATTAAAAAATAATAAATAATACTTGACATCCCTTCAATAGACATGTTATAATTCTATTGAAGGGATTTCTTTTTTATAGGTGAAATAATGAAACGACTATTAGTAATAGACGGCTTAAATCTGCTGTTCAGAAACTATATTGTAAATCCGAGCTTGTCAACCAACGGACAACCAATTGGCGGTCTTAAGGGTTTTCTCCAATCTATGCAAAAGCTTGTCCGCGAGACATGTCCAGATGAAGTTGTTATTTGCTGGGATGGTGAAGGTGGATCACAAAGACGCAAATCAAAAAATAAAGGGTATAAAGAAGGTAGAAAGCCCATTCGCCTCAATCGGGATATTCGTAATCTTTCAGAAAATGAGGAGATTATAAACAAGATCTGGCAACAAACACGACTTGTGGAATATTTAAACGAACTGCCAATGATACAATTAATGTTACCTGGGGTAGAAGCAGACGATATTATTAGTGTGGTCGTTCAACATCCGGTTTATGACGGATGGCAAAAAGTAATTGTTTCCTCGGACAAAGATTTCTTTCAGTTGTGCGATGAAGAAACACTTGTCTTGCGACCAATCCAAAAACAAATTATAAGCGAGAAAAACCTTATAGAAGAATACGGAATTCATCCTAAAAACTTTGCTCTCGCAAGAGCGATTGTTGGTGACAAATCAGATAACCTTCCAGGCGTTGGCGGTATTGGGCTTCCGACTATTAAGAAGAGGTTTCCCTTTTTGAGTGAGGACAAAGACTACGACATTGAAAGTATAGTTTCTTACTGTACCAATCAAGAAAATAAAATAAAGGCTTTCTCAAATATTTTAGAAAAACAAGATGTTATTGAAGAGAATTATCAACTCATGCAACTTTATGTTCCCTCTTTAAGTGTCCAAGGCAAGAAAAAGATTAATTTTGCTCTTGAAAACTTTGAGCCAGAATTCGCAAAAACCAATATTAAGACAATGATGATTGAAGATGGTTTTGGTGTTATCAATTTTATTGATTTGTTTGCCGCAATGAATAAGATAGTTGCTGATTCTAAGTTATAAAACTATTTATAATATGCGATTATTTAAAAACTGGGCAAGAACCTTTGGACAGATAACATCTGAGTCTCCAAATTCCGAACTGCTCGTCGGAAATTTTAAGAAATATATAAAAGAACAAACCGATCCTGAATCTGTAGATCTTTCAAGTTTTGAAGTCCACGAGGAATTGGACCAAGATTTTTGGAACCAGAAAGATGACAAATTGGATCCAATAATCCGTCAAAAACTTTTAGCCATCGCCAATGACTTTTGGAGTTCTCTTGAGGTGGGTGATGCTGAATATCAAGATATCACTTTTACGGGGTCTTTGGCAGCATATAATTATTCTCGCTTTTCGGATGTAGATTTACATATCCTTATAGATTTCAGCGATGTCGATGACAAAACCGATTTGGTCCGAGATTACTTTAACGCAATGAAGTCTATATGGAACCGACTTCACGATATTATTATCAAGGGCTATGAAGTTGAAATTTATGTTCAGGATGTAAATGATCCTCATGAAGCACAGGGACTTTATTCCGTCCTAAATAACGAATGGATTAAAAAGCCCACTTTTGAGCAGAAAGATTTTGATAGAGATAACATTAAAAAGAAAGCCGCCTCGATCATGGATCAAATAGATCGTTTAGACAACATTATTAATGATGGAAAATATGAAGAGGCTGAAAAATACGCCGATAAAATAAAACAAAAAATCAAGAAAATGAGACAAACGGGTTTAGAGACAATCGGTGCATATTCTGTCGAAAACCTCGCATTTAAAGTTTTGAGACGAAATGAGTATCTTGAGAAGTTATCAAAAGCTAAACGAAAAGCTTACGATAAAATGTTGTCATTGAAAGAACAACAATCTCAATAACATACATTTTGTCTTAAACAAGGTCCAAAAATAGATTGGATTTTTTAAATTAAGCTTCCTATATACGAATGGATGGGGATAAAACCTATTGATTCACTCTTGTAGTGGATCTTTAAGTGCATATCCTCGTCTACATAATATACTATCAATATAGGAGATATAAAAAATTATGACTATTTCTTCATGTAATGCCCTCATGGGCAAACATATCAACATGAGTCTTTCCCCGTCCTCGGGCTCACTCTTGTCTGGTCAATTAAAAGTTCAGGACTCGCCGTCAGCGGGTTTTTGGGCTGCTTCTGGCTCTCTAGACGCTGCTCTCGCTGCCACCGTTAACGCTATCGGATTCGTTTCTGGAAACCTTGTTTCTGAAGTTTCCATCGCTGGATCAGGTCGTACTGCGATTCAGAATGACGTAGACGCTAACCAAGTTGTCACAGATGCTGTGATGTCTTCCTTGGGTGGACTCGTAAACGGCTCCGGTGTTCGCGTAAACTTCTCAGGCACAAACTACATCGACGGCAACGCTAGTCTTTCTGTCGATTTGACCGATCTTGATGCTGCTATTAAGACTCAAGAAAATTCTATCGTCAGTCGCGAAGCTGCAATTTCTGCTTCTTACATCGCACAAATCGGTGCTACCAGAGCTTCCGTTATTTCTGCGGTTTTGGACGGAGCGCCTGGTGCTCTTGACACTCTTAACGAGTTAGCTGCTGCTCTCGGTGATGATGCTAACTATGCTACCACTATCACAAATGCTCTCGCTGCAAAGCACACTGAGATTGACGCTTTAGAGACTTCTCTTGGTGGACTTGTAAACGCTTCTGGTGTTTACCAAGCTTTCTCAGGCACAAACTACCTCGATGGCAACGCTAGTATTTTTGTCGATCTTTCAGATCTTGACGCCGCAATCGCCACTACTCAAGGCGATGTTGACGCTAACGAAGTTGTCACAGATGCTGTGATGTCTTCCTTGGGTGGACTCGTAAACGGCTCCGGTGTTCGCGTAAACTTCTCAGGCACAAACTACATCGACGGCAACGCTAGTCTTTCTGTCGA